AGCATGCGAGAGATGCTTTGCAAAGATGGAAAAAGCGGCGACGGAATATCAAGCAATCGAGATATATCATCCGGAAAAGGATCAGCATGAGCAGGAATAAAGATATCAAGTTTTTACACGATATCAGCGGCAAAAGCTACAAGGAATGCCGCCAGATCATGAAGGCATCAGGCTGGGATTTGATAAAAGCATTGCAGATAATAGACATTCTGCCAACTATCGAAAGAATATCAAACCAAGCGGCGGCTGTCATCCAAGACCTGGCGGAAAGAATATCACAAATTCTGCCGGCTATCGTTGAAATCATCAACAACAGCCTGGATTCCATAATAAGAGCAATAAAAGCACAGGAGAATAAAAAAGATGTTTATACAGACGACAGGCGGAGCGAAGACCCCGGAGGAAATCTACAAGAGCCTTAAGAAGTACGGACACCTTGTCGCAAGAGTCCAGGACTACACGCTGAACGGCGTCAGAAAATACTTCTCAATAAAAGAGCAATTCGACGATCCGAGAATCGTTGAAGTCCTGATTATCTGCGAGAAAGTCATATATACACAATACCTCCCGGCGGAGACATCCGACAGCATCCGGAACAGGATCAGAGCAGAAGCGGGGCAAAAAGACTCGACTATCGGATCAGTACAATTCGGGAATTTTTGACAGGAGGCATCAGCACATGGACATAAAATCACCGATGAAGTTATTCAAGGCAGAAGCCGACTTCATACTGACAGAAAACTCCCGGAAGAAGCTCATAGAAGCGACAGAAAAAGACACCAGGAGACAAAACCCGATGTATAAGTCACCAATAGAAATAATATATCAAAGGATGCAGACACAAGTCGACGACGACATCGTCCGAGCTGTTCAAAGTTATAATATCAACGTTGACCGGGACGAACTCATTAAGGCACTAAACTATGACCGGGACCAATATCGAAAAGGATTCGAAGACGGCAAAAAAGCAGGACCGAACTGGATAAGCGTTAAGGAAAGGATGCCCGATACAAAGGATTTTGTTCTTGTTTATGACGGATCAGATATATTTGTTGCTTGGTATGAAAACGAAGGCATGTCAGAAGGCTGGCACAGCTATGACAATACATACGATTGCTATACACCTATTATCGCATGGATGCCACTCCCGGCACCATACACGACAGATCATCAGGAGGAATCTAATGCTTAATAAATCAGCAAAGGACGCCATGTCGCTGGCAATATCCGAAAAAGTCAAAAGCATAATAGACAACGCCAGCGGACTGACAGCATTCAACATCAGGATAGAAGCAAGTCCAACAGAAGCGCCTTCGATCCGATATACAGTCGAAGAGATCATCACATCATCGGAAATAGTCGGAACACGCATCAGAAAAGCAATCCAGGAAGTAGAAGAAGACCATGCGAAAACGTGAAACAATAATAAATATCATCGCCGGAATAGCCGGCTTGATAATAGGCGCAATAATAGGCTTTTTAATCTTCGGGAGGTAATACATGGCAAAAAAGAACTACATCGACAAAAAGGGCAACTATCAAAACGTAGAGAATCTATCGCTTGCTCAGATATACGACAGGGGACACGAAGACGGCTATAAACTAGCAAAAGCTGAGATCATAGGCAAGTATGAAGAAAGACCGAAAGGTGAGTGCAAAACTTGCATACACCGTGACCCCGAAGATAAGAAATGCGATTGCGGTGCACTGGAACGAGCAGGTTGCCCATTTCCTGTTAGTGATGATTACTTTTGTAAGTTTTACGAGAAAGGCGGTGCGGAAGAATGATTAAACTTAATTATGAAGAAATAGATAAAAATGAAATTCAGAAGTCAGTTCACCTTTTGGATTTATTCACAAAAACATTTTGTCGCTATCCAAATGATTATGAAAGATTTGATGATTTGAAATTCAGATGTGATGAATGTCCATTCCAAAAAGAAAACGGAGAATGTCAGGTAAAAATGTTCAAAGAAAAGTATTATCCCGATTATACAGATTTTGGCTCTATGGGAGATTTGTGAAAGGCGGTGCTGAACGAACATGCAACAAATATATAACTGCCCAAACTGCGGCGGAACACTCCAAGACGACGGCAGGTGCCGATTCTGCGGGAGTAAAGTCTACGACCTGACAGACATCAGCCTGGACGAACCGAAATACATCAGGATGAAAATAAATAACAGCACAATAACAGGAAAAGTCATATTTGACAATTTCACTATAACGACAGCAGTCGGAGAACTACCACACGGCGAGCTTTCATTCCGGTTTTTAAACGACATAACGGAGACGGAGGATCAGAAATCATGAAATCAGAAGACGACATCAAATACTGCAGGACGGACGGCGTACCTAACGAAACAGTAATAAAACTCAGGATGCAGAAGGACGCAAAAGCGATAAAGACGCTCGAAGACGAACTCAATCACGCCAGACAGCACCTGGAATTCAAAGACATGGCACCGGAATACTATCAGGAGATGCGGGAATATATCGAGGCGCTGGAGACTGCTATCGAAGCAATAAAAGAAAGAAACACAGCATCAGGAGGCAAACCATGAACGACAATCTGAAGAAGAGACAGGGACACACGACGACAGTCTGTTTCTCAGTTCACACGGAAGACGACGCCGACATCGTAAAATGGATCAGTCAGCAGGAAAACAAGTCCGAGGCGATCCGAAAAGCAATCAGAACAACAATCAGATGCGACGACATACTTCGCCGTAAATAATCAGGAGGAAAACATCATGAAGGCAATCATCATCACAGCAATAATCTGCCTGACAGTTGTTGCAGTTTGTTACATGGCATATAAGGACAAGAAGAAATGAGCGACGCAAAATACACAACATGCAACGGGTACATCGTCCCGATTTTATATCAGGCGATGATTCCACTCAACCCGAAGACAAAGAAGAACAGCCAGGAGATCAGATTCCGAAAAGCAGGAACTGCCGGATTCTACAAAAGAACAAAATACGGATTCCAGTATATAGGAGTCCCTTTCATAGCTCAGGGCGAAAAATACGAACAATACGAAACAGACGCCGGCTGGTTTTTGAAACCGCCGGCTGAACCCTTGTCAGGAAGACTCAACATCCGATGCATTTTCTATCGAGACAGCCGGAGGCGAGTCGACCTTACAAACCTGCTCGAAGCAATAGACGACATCCTCATAAAATACAAAATCATCAAGGACGACAGCTTCGAGATAATAGCAGGACACGACGGAAGCCGGGTATTAGTCGACAAAGATCATCCCAGGACCGAGATTGCAATCTTCGAGCTTCCGGGAATAGAATAATAACAGGAGAAAAAGATGCAACATCAAATCAAGTTATTAATTGACTTTTGCGAGCCGGTAATAACAGGAGAAAAGACATTCGAAGTCAGGAAAAACGACCGAGGCTACCAGAAAGGCGATGAAGTAATCTTTATACCTTGCGACCGAGAAGGGAACCCGACCGAGCACAGAATCAGTAAAAAAGTTTATGAAATTACGTATGTGCTGTCAGGATGGGGAATAGAGCAAGGATTTGTCGTTTTTTCAATCGAAGACACAGGAAAACAAATCATAAAACTGGAAAGGACATAAGAAATGGACAACAGAGTCATCCGGGAGGAATACGCCGAAATCGCAAAGGAAATCATCGAGACGGAAGAAAGCCTGACGGACATCGCCAACAGCAAAGCAACGATAATATATCTCGGATCAGACAATCCGAAGACCTCAAAAGGGAAGGCAGTCTGCGGCGAATGTGAGAGAGTCCAGGACAAAAATAAATGGGCAATCCCGGCGGACTACACAATAACAGTCTTCGAGCCGAACATCGTCGGATTCTCCCGGGAACAGTTGCGCATCCTGCTATTCCACGAACTACTGCACATCAAGATAGACTTCGAGGAAGACGGGTCAGAAAAATACTCAACAAAACCGCACGACTACGAAGACTTCAAGGAAATAATCGACAGATTCGGGACGGACTGGAGCGTAACATGAACATAATATCAATGCCGATCAGGGACCTGATTCCCTACGAGAAAAACGCCAAAAAGCACAACAAAGAACAGATATTAAACGTCGCAGAAAGCATCCGGAGATTCGGATTCGCTCAACCCCTTGTCATCGACAAGAACAACGTGCTCATAATAGGACACTGCCGACTGTTAGCGGCAAAACAACTCAAACTTCGAGAAGTACCATGCGTCAGGATGGAAAATCTCACAGACGAACAAGTCAAACAGCTTCGACTTCTCGATAATAAGCTCAACGAGTCAGAATGGGACATCGAACTACTATCAGAAGAACTCAAAGACCTGGACATGACCGGATTCGACATCGACTGGGAACTCCCGGAGGAAGAACCGGAACCCGAGATCATACAGGACGATCTTCCGGAGGAAGTCGAGACAATCTGCAAGCTGGGCGACCTGTGGCAACTCGGAGATCATCGCCTGATTTGTGGCGACAGCACAGACGACGCCGTCATCGCAAGGCTAATGGACGGAAATATCGCCGACTTGCTACTAACGGACCCGCCGTACAACGTAGCACTGGGGCAGAACATCAAGGACGCAGAAGAAGCAAAGAAACTCCACAGGAGAACGGACGGGAAAATCGTCCAGAACGATTCCTGGAAGAACGACGCAGAGTTTATCGAGTTTTTGACAAAAGCACTCAAAACGGCGATGGATCATACAAAACCCGGCGGAGTCTTCTATATTTGGTATGCGGCATCACAGACGAACAACTTTTTTACATCAGCAGAAAACGCCGGGATGTTTATCCGGGAGCAACTAGTCTGGGTCAAAAATATTTTTAGTTTTACAAGACAGGACTACCAATGGAAGCACGAACCCTGCCTTTACGGATGGAAGGACGGCGGCGCCCACTACTGGGCAGGCAGTAGAACGATATCGACAGTCTTCGAGCAGGAAATCGACCTGAAGAAACTCAAAAAGGAAGACATGGCGAAACTACTCGAACAGCTCATGTCAGACGACATTCCGACAACAGTCCTCAGAGCGGACAAACCGACATCAAGCAAACTGCATCCAACGATGAAGCCGCTCATCCTACTAGCAAAGCAGATAAACAACTCGACGATCCGAGGCGACAGCGTCCTGGATATCTTCGGAGGATCAGGAAGCACACTCATGGCATGCGAACAGCTCAAAAGACGATGCTATACAGCGAAACTCGATCCGAACTATTGCGACGTTATCATCCAGCGCTGGGAGCAGTTCACAGGAAGGAAGGCGGAAAAGCTCAATGGATGACTTCGAGTTTTACGGCTTCGATTTTGACACCGGAGACGAAGAAAAGAAGAAACCCAGAAAAACCGAATCAGAAGAAAAACCGGCGAAAACAGTCAAACCCAGTCACAGATTCGGGAACCGGCACCTGTCCAGAAAAGCATCATCAGAACAGGCGCTGATGAAGAGTCTCGACTGGTTTTTTGAAGAGGGCGACTGCTATCATTGCTTCAGTTTTGGAGACGTCGACAGCATGTCATATTTTAAACACGTTTTACATCAGCAAAGAATACTATATCTGGCGCTGTCGACCTGGTGCATGGCAGGCGAAGACATAGAAGACCTCCGAGAGTGGCATCACCGGGGCATGTTAGGGCGAGTCGACTTCTATCTCGGAGAAATCTTCCAGGGATCTTACCCGGAGGTATACGCCGAAACGTGCGACTTCGTCGAGGAATGCGGCGGGCGCCTTTGCATTTTCAGGAATCACAGCAAAGTCATGGCAATAGTCGGCGAGAAGTTCGACTGTTTAATCGAATCATCAGCAAACGTCAACACAAACCCGAGATGCGAGAACACAGTCCTGACAGTCGACAAGACACTAGTCGCCGACTACGTCGAGATGTTCAACGGGATAGAATCATTCAACAAAGAACACGAAGCGGAACCTTACAAAATACCGAAAATCAGGAAGTTATTCGGAGGAAACCAGGAGGCATAAATCATGGCGGAAAAAGAAAGACCGAAATCACCTATAAACGGACAGCCATTGCCGGAGGGAAAAGTCATCAAAGCTGGCGAAGAAGCGAGGGAACTGGGCAGAAAAGGCGGAATCAAATCAGGCGAAGTCAGGAGGGCAAGAAAAACCCTCCGAGAAGAACTGCTGGACCTGTTGACGGAGGATATCACGGACAAGAACGGACGCAGGATGCAGACTCAAAAAGCTATATCAGCATCGATGGTCAAACAGGCGCTGACAGGAAACACGAAAGCATACGAGATCATCCGGGACACCATAGGCGAGAAACCTATCGACAAAGTAATGATATCAGAAGTCGACCCGGCGACCATTGCAGAAGTAGAAGCGCTCATCATGGAAACTGACGCAACTCCGGAAGAACCGAAGAAAAAGACAAGAAGCACCAGGAAAACAACAAAGAAGCAAACGAAGACGACGAAAAAAGGAAATAAAAAGGATGTTGACACGTGAGCAGGCAGTTAGATTCCTTCGGGATCATCCGGCGAAGTTTGGAAATCTACTCGGATTCGATAAACTATCCGACATCCACAACGGCTGGATAAAAGAGATGGCATTCGGGACCGAAGATCATACACTGCAGGGACACCGAAACAGCTATAAAACGACATCGCTGTCTGTCGCAATATCCGACATCATGATTCTGCGTCCAAATAAAAGAATACTATTCATCAGGAAGACGGACGACGACGTAAAGGAAATTGTTAAACAGGTTAAAAACATCCTAACAGACGAAAAAACGATATACATTGCGTCGAGTATATACGGCGTGACACCTAGACTCACAGTCGAAAACGCCCTGGAGCTGTCGACGAATCTCACAACGGACATCCGAGGCACTAATCAGCTGACAGGAATAGGATGCGGCGGAAGCATCACCGGCAAACATTACGACTATATATTCACGGACGATATAATAAACGTAAAGGACAGGACATCCAGGGCAGAACGTGAAAGGACGAAGGCTGTATATCAGGAGTTAATCAACATCAAGAGTCTCGAAGGCGGAAAGATCTTCAACACCGGGACCCCCTGGCATAAAGACGACGCCTTCACGCTCATGCCGCCAGCAGAAAAATGGGATTATAAGCGGACGGGGATCATATCAGAAGCGGAAATCGAGGAAAGAAAGTCGAAGATGTCGCCGTCACTATTTGCGGCAAACTACGAGCTGAGACATATCGCCGCTGAAGACGTCATATTCGAAAACGCTCAGACAGGAGAAAGCGCAGAGAAGATCATCGGCGCCAACTTCTGCCACATCGACGCCGCATACGGAGGCGAAGACACAACGGCATTTACTATCGTCAGGAAGGCGGAGGGCAAATACTACACATACGGCAAACTGTGGCACAAAGCAGTAGACGACTGCGTCGACGATATAATCAGCATCAAAAAGGACCTTCTGGCAGGTAAAATCTACTGCGAAGACAACGGCGACAAGGGATATCTGGCGAAGAATCTCCGGGAGAAGGGCGAAAAAGTAATCACATATCACGAAGACACAAACAAATATATAAAAATCGTAACACACCTGAAGGGCGACTGGTCAAACGTCGTATTTGTTACGGGAACAGATCAGGAATACATCGACCAGATTCTGGAATATAACGAATTCGCAGAACACGACGACGCACCGGACAGCCTTTCCAGTTTGTTACGCATCCTGCATCCGACAAAAGATCAGGACAAAAGGGCATCAGCCTTCGGCTATTGAGTACTTGCATTTTTTGATATAATGTGCATATCAGGACAGGCGATACAATATCCGGACATCAGCAGGAGGCATCAGGATGAAGACATATCAGGACTGGGAGAAAGTCGCAGGCGGAGACGAAAGACAGCGAATGGCTTTTATTAAGCAGTTCATAAAAGAACATAAAAACTCACAGGCATACAAGGATGCAATCGACGCCGAGAACTACTTCGCCGGACAAAATACTACAATCAAAGCATACGAAAAATATCTGTTTAATGCGGCAGGGAAGGCAGTCCCGGACGTTTTTTCTGCTAATCACAAAGTCGCAACCCGCTTTTTTTATAGATCAGTCATGCAGGCAAACTCGACCTTACTCGGGAACGGCATCACCTGGAAGGACGGCACAGGAGGCGAAACACTCGGGAAGGACTTCGACAGAAAGATCATCAAGGCGGGCAGGGATGCGCAAGTCGGCGGCGTATGTTTTGGATTCTACAATAACAACAAGGTTGATATTTTTAAAATCACAGAATACGCCCCCTTATACGACGAAGAAGACGGAGCACTCAAAGCAGGCGCCAGATTCTGGCAGATAGACGATACAAAACCGCTCAGAGTAACAATGTTCGAGCTGGACGGACTCACAGAATACCAATTCGACAAAGATCATCCGGAGGGATTCGTCAGGACGGAAAAACAGCCTTACATCAAGATAATAGAATCATCCGAGGCATTCGGCGACGAAACATATCGAGGCGAAAACTATCCGACCTTCCCAGTAGTACCATGCTGGGCAAACGTAAACAAGCAGTCCGAGCTTTTACCGATCCGGGCAACACTCGACTGTTATGACCTCATCAACTCGAAATATGCAAACGACATCGACGACGCAAGTCTTATCTACTGGACAATCACCAACGCCGGAGGCATGGACGACACCGACCTTGTTCAGTTTATCGACAAGTTAAGGAAGATTCATGCCGCACAGACGGACGGGGATCAGCAAGTACAGGCAAACAGCGTCGACATTCCATACGCCAGCCGGGAAGCATACCTGGACAGACTCGAAAAACAGTTATACAGGGATTCGATGGCGCTCAATACATACGACATCGCATCCGGAGCAATCACAGCGACACAAATCGAGGCGGCATACGAACCGCTGAACGAGAAGCTGGATGCACTCGAGGCGGAAATCTCCGACTTCATCAGTCGACTGCTCAAAGTCGCAGGAGTTGAAGACGAACCGACGTATACACGCTCGATCATCGTCAACAGGACAGAAGAAATCACAACGATTACAAATTCCGCCCTTTATCTCGACGACGAATACGTAACAGAAAAAATCATGACCTTACTCGGAGACAAGGACAAAGTCGAAGAGGCGCTGGACGCAAAAGCGGCAGAAGACATCAAGAGGATGACATCAGGAACAACACCTGCAGAACCGGCAGACACAAACATAACAGGCGGCGACGTTGAGTAAAAAAAGATATAATTCGGACTTTATGTCTCGAGAGATAGACGACAGACTCGAACAGCTCGAAGAAAAGCTGGCGGCTGTCTACGCCAACGCATCAAACGAAGCAAGGGCAACCCTGACGGACTTCCTGAAGACATTCGAAGAAGAAGACCAGAAACAACGCCTGCTTGTTGAGTCCGGACAGCTATCCGACCAGGACTACTTAATATGGCGCCGGAATACGATCATCCAGTCTGGAAGATACAAGGCGACAATCGACGCCCTGACGGACATGCTAGTCAATACAGACATTGCGGCGATGGCTATCGTCGACAACGAACTGCCGCTGGTTATAGCTCAATCATACAACTTCGTAAAATCACTCGGATTCAAGGCGGCAGAAGAGGCAGGCATCAGCGCCGGGACCTTTTCTGTATATAACGCCCGAACAGTCCAGGCGCTCATCAGGGACAATCCGAAACTTCTCCCGGCATCGAGAGTCAATATCCCGGAAGATAAACGCTGGAACAGGGACCGGATGAACACTCAGATTACACGAAGCATCCTGAAAGGCGACAGCATCAGCAAGACGGCGGACAGACTGCAGGAAGTCACGAACATGGACAGGAACGCCGCCATTCGAAACGCCCGGACATCAGTCACGGCGGCAGAAAATCTCGGGAGATCAGAAGCGGCGGACGCAATAGAAGCAGAAGGCGTCCCGATCATCGAGGAATGGTCCGCAACATACGACAACAGAACGAGAGACAGTCACCTGCTCATGGACGGAACGACCAGGGACGAAAACGGCTACTTCGGCGCCGGGATCATCGCAACACCCCTGAGATTCCCGGGCGATCCGGACGGCGATCCGGAGGAAATCTACAACTGCAGATGCCGACTATCAATCAGACTCGGGAAGATAGATCATAGTCAGGACGGGGACCTATACAGGCAATTCATGGAGAAAAATCATCCGGAAGACTACGAGGCGCTGAAGGAATCAGCATCAGAGATCAGGAGAAAAGATCAGGAAGAGGCGGCAAAAGTCCGCCAGGAAGAACTTCGGAGGAAATAATCATGGCGAAAGTAATATCAGTCAGCATGACAAGTCACAAAGAAGAGATAAAAGCGGAGCTTCGTCAGAAAGTCAACGCATGGCTGGAAGCAATAGGCGAAGACGCCGCATCAACAGCGGCAGGAGTCGTCCCGGTTGATACAGGCAGACTCAAAGGAAGCATATCTTCGGCTGTAGTTGAGCAGGAAAACGCAGTATATATCGGGACAAACGTCGAATATGCTATATATCACGAATTCGGGACGGGCAAATACGCATCAGACGGAAGCGGAAGACAGCGCCCCTGGATGTTTCAGGACAAAGACGGCGAATGGCACTGGACGGCAGGCGTCCCGGCTAGACACTTTTTGCAGTTTGGAGCGACAGCGCATCAGGAGCAATACAAAAGCATGCTCGAAAATATCCTGAAAAGTTGATAAAATACAGATACATCCTCCCAGATGTATTACGACGTCATAAACAGAAGCGGGAAGCAGGAGAGGGCTTCCCGTTTTTGTTTATTTTTCATTTGTTTTTGTTTGGTTTTTGTTTGTTGAAAACGAAAATGAAAAATGTTATAAAATAAAAATAGAATCGAATATAAAAAGCAACTTATACCGAAGAAAAGGAGATTCGACAATGGCATTTACTCGAAAGTTTTTATCAGCACTCGGAATCGAAGCTGACAAAGTAGAGGAAATCATCACAGCTCACACCGAAGTAACAGATGCCCTTAAGGAAGAAAGGGACAAATACAAGGCAGAAGCTGAAAAGGCGTCAGGCATCCAGAAGGAAAACGAAGAACTGAAGGCGAAGATGTCCGGCGACGATCCGTACCAGAAAAAGTACGAGGAACTGCAGAAGGAATTCGAGACATTCAAGAACGAAATCGAAGCGGAAAAGACATCAGCCAAGAAAGAGGCGGCATTCCGTAAGGCGCTGAGGGATATCGGCATCCCGGAGAAGCGAGTCGATTCTGTTGTTAGAGTCTCCGACATCGCATCAATCGAACTCGATCAGGACGGAAACATCAAGGACGGCGAAGCATACAAGGAAAAGCTGAAGACCGAATGGAGCGATTTTATACCGACCACAAGGACAGAAGGCGCCAACGTAGCAACACCGCCCGCAAACAACGGGAAAACGACAATGACCAGGGCAGAGATTCGAGCAATCGCCGACCCAATCGCAAGGCAGAAGGCAATGATGGAAAACCCGTCGGCAGTCGGACTCCCGGACAATAAATCTTAAAAGGAGAAAATCATCATGCCAAACGTAGTAACAGACGCAGAGACAAACGTCACCAAGAAGGCGCAGATTGCAAAAGTAAGAGAACTCGACTTCGCTCAGTTATTCGGCGAGAACGTCCAGAACCTCATCAAGATGTTAGGCGTAACAAGGAAGATTGCTGTCACAGCAGGAACAGCGCTCAAAGTCCTGAAGGTAACAGGCACACTTCAGAACGGATCAGTCCCCGAAGGCGAGATCATTCCGCTTTCACAGTACCAGACAACCTGGACAACAGTCGCAGAAGCTACACTCGACAAGTGGAGAAAGGCTACAACTGCAGAGGCGATCCTTAAGGGAGGATATGACCAGGCAGTAAACGCAACAAACAAGAAACTGATTCTCGACATCCAGAAGAGCATCCGCACAAAGTTTATCACCTTCCTTGCTACCGGCGGCGCCACAGCAACGGGCGAAGGTTTACAGGCGGCACTGGCTAACGCATGGGGCAAGGCGCAGATTCTCTTCGAGGACGACGCAGTCCAGCTCGTAACATTCGTTAACCCGCTCGATGTCTCCGACTATCTCGGAAAGGCAGGCATCACAGTTCAGACAGCCTTCGGACTCAACTACGTAGAAAACTTCCTGGGACTCGGAACAGTCATCATGTCCGGCACAATCCCGCAGGGAACATTTTACTCAACAGCGGCTGAGAACATCGTCGTATATTACGTCGACGTCGGAGAAGCAAACGGACTCGGAGACGCATTCGACTTCACATCGGACGCAGAGACAGGCTTCATCGGACTTCACGAAGAAGGCAACTATCAGAGAATGCAGGAGGAAACAGTCGCTGTCTCAGGCGTGACACTCTTCGCTGAAAGACTCGACGGCGTCATCAAGGGCACAATCACAGCACCTGCAGAAGAAGGCGGCGAAGGCGGCGAGGGTTAATAAAAAATGGAAAAGGACCTGACAGAAGTCTGCTCATATCTCAATAACTACTTCCCGGAGAAAAAAATCGTCGGAAGGTTTAAGATTGAAGACGGGACAATCAACGTCCCGGAGCTGAAGGACGGACAGTACTTCCGGATCATCGGAAGCACATTCAATCAGGCGGTCCATAAATACCCGGCATCAGATCTTCAAGACGAAGAATTCGACGGCGCAATCATAGCGATGGCAGTCCCGGAGGCTGTCGTCGCTATCGTCCGGGATATCACCGAATGGCGCAATAAGTACGAGAATACATCCAGTCCGGCGATGTCGCCCTATACCTCCGAATCGTTCAACAACTATTCATACTCGAAGAGCGGCGGAACATCAGGAGCGGGCATGACCTGGCAGGATATCTTCGGCGGAAGGTTGAACCCATACAGAAGACTGCGAGGATTGCCATGAGTCTAGTAGAAAGCGCAATGGAAGCATCAAACATCATCGACAAGACCACGACGCTGGACGATTACGGATCAGTAAAGACAGTATATACAGAAGGCGCCCCGATAAATGTTGCATATTCCTTCAACAGCTCGACTGAGGCAAGAGTCGCCGCACAACAGGGAGTCAATAATCGTTATACATTAACGACAAAAAGAGCGATCATACTCCGAGCATTTGACATCGTCAAACGTAAAAGGGACGGAAAATACTTCCGAGTCACATCAGACGGAGACGACAATCAGACGCCAGAAGTCGCCGCCCTGGACCTGCGAGCAGTCGAAGCAGAAGAGGTAAAAATCAGTAATGATGAATAAACAGCAGGCATATAATAGTTTTTGGAATAGATACGGCGTATTAGCCTTCGAAGAGAACAGCGTCCCGGACGATAAAGTCATCGACGAACTCATCAAGGCAGGAAAAGCGCCGAGCAAATATCCGTATATTGCCTATCAAGTCATCATTGACGATTTAGGGCATCCAGTATTCCCGACAGCCTCAATCTACGACAAATCGTCATCATGGGAAACAATCGACCTTCTCGTAAACAGGATATCGGATCAGCTCAAAGCGACAGAAGTCATCCCGCTAGAAAACGGGAGGATGTTTATCGCTAAAGGCGCACCATTCGCACAGCACTGGGAAGAAAACGCCGACGAATCAATCCGGAGAACCAACATCAACCTGCAGGTTGAATTTTTAACAGCATAATCACGGAGGAAAAAATCAAAATGTTAAAGTTTACTAAGATTCCTCAGTCGACATTCGAAGAGCTTCAGCTTAACGCCGGAATCATCCTCAAAGATTTCGACATCGAGACAGGAACCTTCGACGACGAAGACATACTCACAGCCACAACAGGCGGAATCACAGTCAACGTGAAACCCGAATACGAAGACTTTGGCGAAGATATCGACAACTGCCCCAAGAACACAAAGGAGCTTAAGCGCATCACAGGAACCGAAGTCAGCATGTCGACGACAGCACTCAACATCAACGAGGATGTCCTGTTATTCCAGTTAGGAGCGGCAGACAAGGACACACAGACAGGCGCTATCAAACCCCGATCAGAGTTGAAGACAACCGACTTCAGGCATTTGTGGTGGATTGGCGACCTTTCAAACGGCGGATATCTTGCCGTTAAGATCATGAACGCCCTGTCAACGGACGGCTTCAGCATCAAGACAAACGACAAGGGAAAGGGCAACATCGCCCTGGGCATCACAGGACATGTCAGCATCAACGCACAGGACGTCGTCCCGGCAGAATTCTACCTGGGCGAAGCCGCCGAAGAAACTGCAACACCGGCAACACCGGCAACACCCACGACGGGAGAAGGTTAATGTATGAAGCTATCAGACTATAAGGGCGAAGAAGCGCTGGACGTGTTAGCGGATATCATCGAACCTTTGACGATGATCATCGCCGACGGGGAAATACAGGAGCTTGCAAAGCAGAAGAAAGTCCCTCCGATTAAATACGTAAAACCGGCAATCAAGAACCACAAAAGGGAAGTTATCGAAATCTTAGCACGACTCAACAAGCAGAGTCCGGAAGACTACGAGAAGACGATGACGTTATTCACACTGCCCCTGCAGGTTTTAGAGTTTATCAACGATCCGGAAGTACAGAACCTTTTTACATCGCAGATTCAGAACCTAAAGACACCATTTGCCGATTCTGGGTCTGTTACGGAGAATACAGAGGCAAAAGGGAACTGAAACCCTTCGTCCGATATCTGTTAGCAAAATATAACGAGCATCAACGAGTCGAGGCATATAATATCTATATGTCCGACTCGATTTGCTTTCTACGAAAAGAACTGACGGGGAATATCGACATCCCGAGATTTTGCGACATCATCAAGCCTGAGAAAACGGCGGCATCCTCAGAAACACCGGAGGAAACAATCTCGAGATTCGACAGACTACGGAGGAAGAAAAAATGAATGTTTTCGAGTTATTCGCAACACTCGGATTAGATACCAGCAGTTATGACGACAGTCTCGACAAGTCCGAACAGAAGGGACGAAACTTCGGGCAGGTTTTAGGATCAGTCGTCGCAACAGGCGCAAAAGTCGGAGCGGCGGCACTTGTCGCAACAGGGACGGCAGTCGTCGGAGCGGCGTCCGCTTTCTCGAAGGGAGTAACACAAGTTGCATCATTCGGAGATCATATCGACAAGGCGTCACAGCAGATGGGCATCAGCGCCGAAAAATATCAGGAATGGGATTTTATCCTTCAGCACTCGGGATCATCTATCGACTCGATGAGAATGAGTATGAAGACGTTATCGAACGCCGTAGAAACCGGCAACAAGGCATTCGAGAAACTAGGACTGTCACAGGAAGAGCTGGCGAGCATGTCGCAGGAAGAAATATTCGAGGCGACAATCTCCGGACTTCAGCAAGTAGAAAACACAACCGAAAGAACCTACCTGGCGGGACAACTACTCGGAAGAGGCGCAACAGAACTGGGCGCCCTGCTCAATACATCAGCAGAAGACACGGAAGCAATGCGGCAACAGATACATGAACTCGGAGGCGTTATGTCCGACGAGGCAGTCAAAGCATCAGCAGGATTCCAGGACAGCCTGCTGAACGTCCAGACATCATTCAGCGGACTAAAAAATAATCTTTTGTCGGAGTTTTTACCCTCAATATCAACAGCGATGGACGGCTTATCGTTGATTTTTTCAGGGACAGACGTCGAAGGCGGATTATCACAGATTAACGACGGCGTATCAGCCTTCGCATCCGACCTGGTCAGCAAAGCGCCGAAGATTTTCGCAATAGGCGGAACGATCATCAAGGCGCTGGCGACATCAATCACGGCAAACCTTCCGACGCTACTGACAGCGGCGGTCCCTATCGTCATGGAGCTAGTAACAGGCGTCATCAGCAACCTTCCGGCAGTCGTCGATGCGGCAGTAACGCTCATCGGCTCAATCGTTGACGGAATCAACGAGAACCTGCCGACGATCCTGACAGCGGCGCAACAGATAATCATGTCTATTGCGTCAGCACTAGCAAACAACGCACCGACGATCATCCCGACAATAGTCCAGCTTATAATGACAATCGTCACAACCCTGACAAACCCGGAGACAATAGTCCCGATTATCGAGGCAGGAGTCAGCATCATTCAGGGACTCATCGAGGGAATAGTCGGAGCGATACCGGTCATCATCGAACAGCTTCCTGTTATCATCGACAATATAGTCAACGTACTACTTCAGGGATTGCCGATCATACTCGACGCAGGAGTCCAGATCTTCATGTCGTTAATCGACGCCCTGCCGGTAATACTCGAAGCACTCGGAACCGCCCTGCCGACAGTCATCGACACAATAGTCCAGCTTGTCATCAACGGCATGCCGCTACTTTTGAAGGGCGCCATACAGCTATTCATGGCAATAATCAACGCCCTTCCGACGATCATATCGGCGCTGGTCAAACAGATTCCGACAATCGTCACGACGACGATATCAGTTCTGCTGAAGAACCTGCCTCAGTTAATAAAAGGCGCTATCGAGCTATTCATGGGCATAATCAAAGCGATTCCGACAATCATTATCGAACTCGGAAAACAGATGCCGACTATCATCAAGGCAATAGTCGACGGACTCACATCCGGCATTAGTCAGGTAACAAATATCGGAAGCCAGCTCATCCGAGGCTTATGGAACGGCATCAGCAACATGTCCAAGTGGATTGGCGAAAAGATAAAGGGATTCGGAAAAGGCGTCCTGGACGGGTTGAAGAACTTTTTTCAGATAAAATCGCCGTCACGTTTGCTAGAGAAGGAAGTCGGCGAATTTCTCGGACTCGGAGTAGGAGAAGGATTCGAAAACAGCATGCCGAAAGTAATCGCCGGGATGGTTGAATCAGTCGGAGGCGTATCAGAAAAGATCAGAGACGCCATGACGATAGACGACGTCGGAGTCAATATCAGAACGTCGACAGCGCTATCTGCAGGAGGCGAAGCGGCGGGCGCAACATCCGGATTCGGAGGCGTAATAGGAGGAATGACATTCAATTTCAACGTATACGCAACAGAAGGACAGGACGTCCGACAGCTTGCAAAGAATCTCATGACAGAAGTCCAGAACATCATCAACGACAGGGAGAAAGTTTATGGATAAAAGACAGATCATATTCGGAGGCGACGTGATACCAGCACACGTCGCTTCCACGCCCCGAATCATCAAGGCGAAAAAGAAGATTACATCGACACCCATTCCCGGCAGTAGCAGGGAACACATCGAAGAAGAGGAAGCCTGGGAAGAATACGACCAGCCGTACAGCTTTTTTATTGGGGACGGATCAGTCGACGGCATCCAGGAGAAACTGAACGAAGTCGCCAGAGTATTACACAAAAAAGGCTGGCAGGTTTTAATCGACGAATACGAGCCTGACTACTTCCGCCTGGCGTACCACAAGGGAGGATTCGACGTCGAGAACAGATACACAAGGCTGGGGAAGTTTAATCTGACATTCAGATGCCGCCCGGAGCGATATCTGATATCAGGAAGCAACCCGGAGACGATATCATCAGGAGACAAGATCATCAATCCGACGGACTACGAATCAAAACCGCTGATATATATTACCGGGTCAGGATCAGGGACCCTGACAATACAGGGACAGACAATCGAAATCACCGGGATGACGGACTATTTATACATCGACAGCGATATAATGGACACATACAGGCAACCCGGAGAAAATAGAAACAGCCTCATGACGGGCGTATATCCTGTACTAAAACCAGGAGAAAACAATATCTTATACTCGGGAGGCATATCAGGCGTCACGATTACGCCTAGATTCTTTATAATATAAGGAGCGGACCATGTACCCCATACTATACGAGCAAATCACAGCGGGACAAGTACCACAGCACAACGGACTGGGAGTCCTGTCCGACGCAATAGAAGGATATATCGAAAGAGAAAGGAACTCAATCGACGAACTGACGATGATATATCCGGCAGACGGCATCCACGCTGAAGAACTCGGACTGCGAAGACTCATCAAGGCAAAGCCGAACTTCACGGACGCCTCTCAGTTATACAGGATTGACAGAATAGGAAAAACAATCAACAACCGATTCACAGTCTACGCAAAACACGTCAGCTATGACTTATCGGGATATATAATCTCCCAGGGATCAGCAAACAACGCCGCCAGCGCCTGCCTGCTACTCGAACAGGCGGCGCCGGGTTATACAATAACGACAGACAAACGAGTCACGGCAAACTTCGTCATAAAGGAACCTGGATCAGTCCGGAGCTATTTCGCCGGGCGATCCGGATCATTCCTGGATGTCTTCGGGACAGCAGAACTTAAATATAACAATTTTGATATCAGGTTTTTAACACGCGCCGGAGAAGACCGGGAAGTCACGATCCGTTATGGCAAAAACCTGCTCGAACTATCTCAGGAGATAAACGCAAACAATCTGTATACACACGTCATGGCGTTTTATAGGACCCAGGACGAAGGAATCATATCAGGCGCCGAAGTGTCAACAGGACTGACACTCGACGTCAAAAAAGTATTTTTATACGACGCCTCCCAGGACTACGAAGAGACGCCGACTGCAGAAGAACTCACAGACAAGGCGACAGAATACATCGGCAGTCATAATCTCACAACGCCGACGAATAATATCACCCTGGACTTCATACAGTCCGGAGAACTAGCAAACCGAGTCGACTTATGCGACACAGTATCAATCTACTATGAAGCACTCGGCATCATCCGGGCATCAGTAAAATGCATCAGGACAAAATTCGACTTTTTGCAGGAGAAATATATCGAGACAGAATTCGGAGACGTTAAGGCAAACCTGGCGGACACGATATCATCCAGCACAGCGACAGCCAACGAAGCGAAGGCGACAGCAGATACAGCGGCAATCGAGGCAAAAAGCAAAAAGCGGGTATTTATAGCAACACCAGTCCCGCCTTACGACGTCGGCGACCTGTGGACGAACTCGGACGACATATACTTCTGCGCAACAGCCAGATCATCAGGCGAAGATTTCAACCCGGAGGATTGGGAGCTTGCTACAAACTACATGGACAGAAGCGCCATGAACGAAGCAATCCAGCAGGCGACGGACATCATCACCGGAAGCGCCGGAGGATATATAGTCTGGCACGACGGAGACGGCGACGGGCATCCGGACGAAGTACTGGCAATGAATACGCCAGACATCACGACAGCGACAGAAGTCGTCCGCCTCAATAAAAACGGACTGGGACTGTCGACGACGGGTTATAACGGACAATTTTTTACAGCCATGACCGCCCGGGGATTTGTCGCCGACGCAATAACCACAGGAAACCTGGACGCCGCAAGAGTCACAATCCAGCACCTGACAGCATCCATGATACACGGCGGCAAACTCACACTGGGAGGACTCGACAATCAGTCCGGCACGTTTGAACTTCTCAACGATCAGGGAATCGTCATCGGCGAGATGGACAAAACAGGACTCAAATTCTACGGCGAGGGAGCTATCGGACAGCGCCCGTATGTTTTACTCAATAACGAAGTCGGCTTCGCAGGATTCGACGCCAACAACACAAAGCTGTTCTGGGTCAGTCGAGACGAATTCCACATGCGGAAGTGCGTCGCAGAGTACGAAATCAGCGCATGCAACAAGCTGAGAGCAATCCCTGTCACGTTGACGGACAGCAACGACAATATAATCAACGACGGAGTCGCAATAGTCGCCCTTATATAACAGGAGATCAGGAAGATGGCAACATATACAAGCTCGACCTTTAATACATCAAACGAATACATCAAATACAGAATACAGGCGACGACAAACTCGGAGGACATCGTCAACAGCACGACAAACGTCACCTTCAAGATTCAAGTCTGGAGAACAAATACCGGATATACGACATACGGCAACGGAACGGCATATCTCCAAGTCGGCGGCAGTACATACACGGCTTCGATTAGCTCGAGTCAGAAATTCTCGTATAAATCATATACAACAGTCCTGACAAAGACACTCGACATCCCGAGAGGCGAAACAGGAGACGCTTCGACATACGCCCAGGCGAGAATCAGCCATGACCGATTCTCGTCATCCTATCAGGGATATACATTCAACTTCCCGGTAATAAATCGTTATGCCCTCATAACATCAGCGCCGAACTTCACGGACGAAGGCAATCCGACAATCACATACACAAACCCGGCAGGGACGGACCTTGTCTCAGATCTTCGAGTCCGAATCACATGGGACGGCGGATCATCGGCGACAAACTACGTCAGCATCCCGGACGCCGGAGGATCATATACATTCGAACTATCAGCGGCAGACAGAGCGGCGATGTTAGCATCATGCCCGAACTCAAACACGCTGGCTGTCCAGTTCGACCTGCAGTCTACGATGAACGAGACTCAGTATCACAACGTCAAAGACGCATCGATGCAAGTCGTCAACGCCGATCCGACTCCCGGCGCCGTAACATATCAGGACATCAACGCCGCAACTGTACAAATAACAGGAGACAATCAGAAAATCGTCCAGTTGCACAGCACACTGCAGATTCATACAGCGGCATCGACGGCGAAGAAGTCGGCGACAATCGCAACATACAGACTGAGCATCAACGGCAACGAATACACGCCGGATTCATCCGGAAACGTGACATTCCCGAACCCGAATATAACAGGAACCTTCCGGGCAACAGTCACGACGACGGACAGCAGAGGAAACACGGCGGAGGCATCAGTCGACATCAACATACTAGACTGGGCAGAACCGACGGCGATATACAGTCTGCAGAGAGTCGACAACTTCTACACGGAAACGATTCTGAACGTCGATGGAAAGATATCATCAGTCGCAGGAAGAAACACGCTGACAATCACGGAAAAGCATCGTCAGGCGGGATCAGGATCAGCCTGGACGACGCCGACGTCGGTCCCGGACGCAACAGACACGACGCTGAATCTCGACAACCTATACGACTGGGAAGTCCTAATCACAGTATCAGACGCCTTCTCATCGAAGGAATACACGGCAACAGTCGGCAGAGGTATTCCGATTGTCTTTTTTGACAAAAAAAGGCACTCATTATCAGTAAACGGATTCCCGGACGAAGATAATCAGCTTTACATCGGCGGAAGCATCAAGGCAACAGACGACGCCGACGTCGGAGGCGATATCGACATCGGAGGCGACGGAGCTATCGGCGGCAATCTCGACATACAAGGCTTCCTGGGATTCGAGGGGATGAAGTGTCGACTATACAAAACGCCGCCCCGTACAGTAGCAATCACGACAAAAGGCGGCGAGCTGTACATGTCTGCAGATATCACGGAAGACATATCAGCACTCGGATTCAATAACGTGTATTTCGTTTTTGCGAACTGTTGCAGGGAAACAGGAAACAACATGTCCATGATATCAGTCGAATCATTCACAGCGACAGAAATCAATTACGCAATATACAGACAAACGTCCATGACTCAGGCAGATCATATCTCATATTTTTTAATAATAGGCGACTAACAGGAGGAATCACAGCATGGAGAAAAAATACATAAACATCATCCCGGAGCGAAACATGGAAACCTATCACGCCTCCCAGTACGAAACAGGAAGAGTCATCAGATGCGATTTACACGACGGCATAAAGTCGTATATACTAACAGGAAACGAAAACATCCGACTTCGATATCGAAGACCGGACGGGACAGTATCATCGATTCCGGTTGAAAAAATATCCGGCTTATCCTATGTAGACATCACGATTCCTGATAAAATAACAGAAGAAGCAGGAAACGTATACTGCAAGTTAAGGATAAACGACATCGGAGCGAAAGCATTTATAATCGAAGTCGAAAGGAAGCCATGAGATGGAACAAATAACAATCGATTTTTTACCTGCAGGAGCGACGGCAGTCTGCCACGCCTCCCAGTTCGACCCCGAGAGAGTCATCCGGATGAATCTCAGGAACGGCGGCGCCGTATATACATTATCAGGGAACGAGATCATCAAGGCGAAAATCACAAGACCGGACGGGACTAATATCGTAGAAAATATCGAGAATACGGCTTCGTCGTATGTTGACCTGGTAACAAGCGCCGGGACATGCGACGTCAGCGGCACAAATCACGGCGAGCTGGTCATCGAGAAGGACGGCGCAACAATAGGATCAAAGAACTTCCGGATGGAAGTCGAAGAGGATGCATATGGCGGCGCCGGCGGCGTAGTCGTAGAGTCAGCATCCGGCGCAATAGCCAGCTTCGAGACAGATGTCGAAGACGAGCTTGTCGAGCTAACGGCAAAAATCGAACCCATACAGGATTTACACGGATATACACATCCATGGGCAGGAGGCGCCGGGAAAAATATCGCATGCTTAAGCGCCGAAACAGTTCACGAACTCCGAAACATAACCGCCGAATATATAGACGACAATAATATAATTCTATCAGTGGCGGGAACATACGCACTCGGGACGTATAAAATACCCTGCGAAATAGGGAAAACATACACAGTCTCATTCACGGGAAAATGTACCGCAAACTATAAGCGAGTATATATATCGAAGACATACCCAGTCCAGCAGAGCGGCAATTCTTATGGTCAGTTTGTTTTGTCAGACACCGAGGAATTATACAAAACGCTGACCTTCACGGCAGAAACCGAATATATATATATCGGTTTTTACATCGGCACGACGGCAGACCCCGGAGAAATGACAATAAAAAACTTCATGATAGAAGAAGGATCATCGGCGACAGAATACGAGCCTTACGAGAACATCTGCCCAATCTCCGGACACGACGAAGTAAACATCACACACACGGGAGAAAATCTCGACGACGGAGAAACGAAGAAAATCGAATTCGACGACACAATATACAGCGCCGAACTCGACGCAAAGAACGGGAAGCTGGCAAAGGACGGATATATCGAGTCATACAACGGCGAGACAATCGAGGAACCCTGGATCAGCTCAAAAGATGCATTCGTCCCGGGGACTACTCCAACAGCCGGGGCGCAAGTAGTATATAAGAAGTCGAACCCGGACAAAGTTACAACAGGGAAGGCGAACTTCCCGACGTTGACGGATCAGACAAACCACGTATACAACGACACCGGCGACACGTCACTCAAATACTACAAGAGAGAAGGGAGGGCGACAGCATGAATGCAGAAATAATCAACGGGATATTAACGCTCATCGGAACGACATCCGGGACCATTGTCGGAATCGTTCTCAGTAACAGGCTGTCGAACTACCGAATAGAACAACTCGAAAAGAAGCTGGACAAATACACAGAACAAAACGAAGACCAGCGGATAAAAGTTGTTTTAGTCGATCAGACAGCAAAGACAGCTTATGAACTAGCAGAAAAGGCGAATAGACGCATCGACGAATTACAAAATCAACTATAAACAGAAAGGAAGAAAGATCATGACAAACAAAAAGTACGACACCCTGAAGACAATCGCCCTTGTTATCGCACCTGTGACAGTTTTTTTCTCAACAATAGCAGATATCTGGGGCATTCCATACGGCGCCCAAATAACGGCGACATTAGCCGCCTGCGACGTCCTCATGGGCGCAATAGTAGTTATTGCAAAACGTAACTACGAAGCGAAACTGAAGGCAACAGAGACCCTGCAGGCACCTTACGAACAGGAGGAAGAAGAATGAACTGTACAGCATCGAGAGCTGTCGCAATAGCCAAAGCGGAAAACGGCACGAAGGAAACCGGAAACAACATCAACAAATACGCCGCTTATATCGACAAGAACTGCCCCGGATTCTATAACGGGAAGAAGCAGGGCGTCCCGTACTGCGACGTGTTTTTTGACTATTGCATCATCAAGGCATGCGACGGCGACTACAAGAAAGCCGAAAAGGTTTTATGCCAGCCGGCAAATTCAGCAGGCGCCGGCTGTGTTTTCTCATACGGCTATTACAAGGCGGCAGGAAGGACCGGCAAGACTCCCAGACTCGGAGCGCAGATCTTCTTCGGTTCATCCGAAAAGACACTGTCACACACGGGAATGGTAATCAGCATCAGCGACGACGGGAAGAAAATCACAACCGAAGAAGGCAACTCCGACAACCAGGTCAAACAGCACACATACACGCTGGGAGCAAAAGGAAGTAAAATCTTCGGATTCGGATATCCGAAATACGACGAAGAACCGGCAGAAAAGCCGACACCTTCCACTGAGAAACCTGCAGACGATCCGAAGCCGGAGAAGTCTATCGACCAGTTAGCGGCAGAAGTCATCCAGGGCAAATGGGGCAACGGCAGGGAAAGAGCCGAAAAACTCACTGCGGCAGGATATAATTATCAGGCAGTACAAAACCGAGTAAACGAGATTTTGAAGGCTGGAAGCTCATCAGAAGACGACGAACCGGAGGAACCTGCAGAAGATCCTTCAGGCGATCCGAAAAAAGAGCCGAAGACGTACCATGTCCATGTTTCAACCGATAGACACTATCTGCGCATCAGATCAGGACCGGGGACAGTATATCCCGAAATAGGAAAACTCAAAAACAAGCAGGCAGTCAAAGTCTACGAGATAAAAGGAAGCTGGGGCAGAATAGGCACCGGCAAATGGGCGAGCATGACATATTTGATTTAATCAGCGAACAGCGCTATAATCTAGGACAGAAGACACTTCGACGTGTTTTCCTCTTTTGGTAAAAAGCATCAGGCATCCGGCGACGGATGCCTTTTGTTTTGTTACTTTTCTGTTACAAATCATCAAAAACAGCGGATTTCAGTTGATTTATTTTGTCGTATATACTACAATGAAGGAAATAAAACACAGGAGGAAAACATCATGGCAAACTACAAGGCAACATATATCTGCTCAACTCGGAGCAAGTACGACAGAAAATACTACACACAGCATTGGGAATACAGAGGCATCAGCTACATGGTAGAGATGCCGGCAGACGGAAACCCTTCCAGCGACTACATATACGGCGACATGAAGCCGACAGCACAGCACAGAAGAGAACAGGCGGCAATCGACGAGATGCTGGATCATCCGGAGACAGCAGAACCGAAGAAATACACCGGAGAAGCAGAAAAGGCACTCGACGACATGTTTCAATACTTGGATCAGTAAACATCAGGAGGAAAACACCATGAAGTTAAGAACATATAAAAATAATTACGTAGTCAGAAGACTGACAGGCGTCAACGATCCGACAGACAACTACTTCGAGACGCTAATCGAGGCAAAAATCTTCCAGCATCACAACGGCGGAAGCATCAGCGAAAGAATCACGACAGCAGACGGCAATTACTACTGGGCAAAAGTCAGAACATAATCAGGAGGAAAAACACCATGAAGATGACAGACAAGACGGCGACCCGATATCTGAAGAGAGCGGACTGCGCCGAGTTGACAGAAAGCATCCGGAGCTTCCCGGAGGAAGAAAGGAACGGACAGTCGGACATCGACATACTACGTCAGGAGCTGGACTATATCGTCGAGCTATACGAGGAAGACGGGACGCTGTTATCAAACGACCTGCAGGAGTCCAGAAGGATCATGAAGGAAACAAACAACGGAAGAACGATGCCAATCAGCATGCAAACGTTGAAGCCTAGATATTCACCCTGGAGAGTCCAGACGGCAAAGAAGACAATCAACGAATACAGAAGGCTGAAGCGGATCAGCGCAGAACTCAGGAGGTAAACAACATGGACGCACTAACATTCTTCGGACACATCATCGCCTTTATATGCGGAGCCGCTATCGGAGCGGCGATCATGTACTTCGGCGGACTCATCATCGACAGGCAGACAGAAGAAGACGACGAATCATGATATAATAACCAGGAGGCACGATCATGGACAACAACGACAACATCATCATGAGCAGGATTGCATTCGAGAGGATGCAGGCAAAGGACGAAAGAAACGACCACTGGCGAAACATCATCATAATACTACTCATCATCCTGCTGGTAATCACAAACGGAGTCTGGCTATACGCCTGGAACCAGTACGACTACTCGGAGGCTTACACAGACGTAGACATGGACACCGGAGAAGGCGGCGACAACAACTACATCGGACACAACGGAGACATAAACAATGGCACGAATGAGAGTCAGGACAATAACAAGAACCAGGACACGCCGGAGCGGGCAGACTAGAGGGACCCGGATCAGAAGGCGCAGAAGATGAAACAGAATCTGGACGACATCAGCAACAGCGACATCGAGAAAGCTATCGACGAATGGATTCATTCGGAACGGGACAGAAAAATACTCAAACGCCGCCTGATAGACGGAATCTGCTATGAACCACTAGCAGAAGAATTCGGGATGTCGGTCCGACACATCAAGACAATAGTATACAAGGCGGAAGCAAAATTATTCCGTCATATCTAACGGAGGAAACCATGTCAGAATATAAAAAGACCGACTCGAAGTATACGGAGCGATTCAAGACGTACAATCAGAAGTGCAAGATGTACAGCCTGAGATTCAGGAAGGACAGCGAGAAAAAATACATCGAGTTTTTAACCGCATGCCCGAACATGAAGGAATTCATCAAGCAGGCAATCGACAGGGAGCTTCGACGCCAGGAAGCATAAATCACGAAAACAGCACGAAATCAGCCTTCGGAGATCATCGACCGGAGGCTGTTATTTTTTCAGAATAAAGGGCAGGAGGTAAAACCCCATGCCCTTCATTTTTTTCAATCCAAACCCGAAAAATAAAAGAGTAGGCGACTGCGCAGTCCGGGCAGTTAGTAAGGCAATAGGGCAGGACTGGTCCGACGCATTTATCGGACTATGTGCAGAAGCGCTCACAATCAAGGACATGCCTTCGGCGAACATAGTCTGGGGATCATATCTCAGGAAATACGGATTCGAAGAGAAAAGCATCAGCGCAATCTGTCCGAACTGTGTCACAGTTGCGGAATTCGCAAGGAAAAACCCGAAGGGACGATTCGTAGTCGCAACACAAAACCATGTAATAACGATCATCGACGGCAACTACTACGACACCTGGGACAGCGGAGACGAAATAGTTATTTACTACTACGAAAAGGAGATATAAAAAAATGGCATACGGCAGTTATTACCCGGCGAGCTACTATCCAAACCAGCAGTACTTCCAGCAACCACAACAGCCAGCACAGCCGGCATCATCCGGAACTATCACCTGGGTACAAGGCGAAGCGGCGGCAAAAGCATTCCCAGTCGGAACCGGACAGAGCGTACTTCTGATGGACTCCGAAGACTCAATTTTTTACATCAAGGCGACAGACCAAAGCGGGATGCCGCAACCACTCCGAGTCTTCGACTACAAAGAAAGAACAGGACCGCATCAGGAGGCGGCAGTCGCAAGAGAAACACCCGGCGAATACGTCACAAGAAAAGAATTCGAGGCATTTCAGAGCGACATCAGAAAAGCAATAAAAGACATCAGCATGGAGGGCGAAGGCTAATGGCTAACAGTCTATTCCAGCAGTACGGACAGCAGAATCAAAACAACGCATTAATACAGCGGCTGAATCAGTTTAAACAAACATTTAGCGGCGATCCGAGGCAGGCTGTCCAGAATCTCATCAACAGCGGGCGTATATCTCAGGCACAAGTCAACAGGATGGCGCAACAGGCGGACCAGATATACAAGGCACTCGGAGGAACGAAAAGATTCTAATTGTTGCAACGATAGAAAATAAAACAAAGAAGGGAGACAAAATATGTCACTCACAACAGGCGAGATGTCAGCGGCTGACCTTGCGGCAGTCGTAGGCAACGGAAACAACGGCAACGGCTGGGGATTCGGAAACGACGGCGGATGGTGGATCATCCTTCTCTTTTTGTGTCTTTTTGGCAACGGCGGCTGGGGCAATAACGGCGGATTCAACGGAGGAAACTGCGGCGGCGGCGCCGGCGGGTTATATCCCTGGATGAATCAGGCGGAAATCACGCAGGACGGCTTCAGAGATCAGATGTTAAACAGCAACATAACAGGCATCAGGGACGGCAT